ACAACGCAGTTTATATTGCTCAACTTGAAGACGACAAATGGTCACCAACTGGTGCAGAGTATGCTAACACATATTTGCTAAAACGAGTATGGACAAAAGAAGAATTGGTTGATAAAGATTTCTTCATCACTAAACAATCGAAAGGTCATATTTACTTAGGTGACGAATTCGTTGGTAAGGTTGGATCTATTTATGCTTCTAAGACTGGAGCAGAATGTATGTGGACAGAAGACAATGAAAACTTCAAGTCCATCACTGGAACAAAAGGATATTTGTTCAAACAAACAGATAAGTTTGATATTGAAGATGTAGATTTCAGCTTCTACGACAAGATTGCTGTTGACGGTCTTAAGAAAATCATGAAGGTTGGCGATATCAAAGACATTGTTGATGACATGCCTAAGGATTATGTCGACGCCCTTGAACTTCAAGACAAGTATCCAAACACTCATGCTATTTCTATCAATCATGGAACTCTCAAAATCAAAACTCCTGAGAACGCGTGATTGAATTTTCCCGCAGGTCGATTATAGGCTTCGCAGGATTTACATGGCACATAATAGAGAGGAAGAACAAAATTCTGCTGATTTGTTCTCTTCTTTATTTTTTTTGTAACAATGTCAGACTAACGTCAGAATAGAAAGGACATATAAATGACAGCAACAACAAAAATTACTCAAATCTCAGACTCCCAAATTATTTTGGAAGAAGTCGATTTCCTCTTCGCTCGAAACTTCACTGGGCGCCAGGAAAAATACAATCGTGCAGGAGACCGTTACTTTAATGTTAAAGTAAATCCTGAAGATGTCGACCTACTCTTATCTTATGGTGTAAATGTTAAGCAATATTCACCTAAAGATGTTCCTGATGATCTCGCTGCTAAGATGGAAGAGAACCCAGACATGTTCGAACCAGCTTATTTCTTCAAGGTCCGTGTATTTACACAATTCGGTTTACCAAGTATTGTCATTATTTATGATGATGGAACTACTCCGGTCGACGGAGATATCGATCCTCGTGACCGTATGTACTTGACGGAAGAATCGCAGCTATCGATCATTGACGATTTGGAAATCGCAATCTGCGATATGACAATCGCTCGACGAGATCCAAGTCCAGATGGAAAGTATGCTCGTCTCAACCTTAAGAATGCCTATATTCGTGTGGTAGATAATCCACTCCGTCATAAATATGGCTTCTAATAAAATTGAATTATACGACTATCAACGTCAGGCAGTTGATAGGTTGCATAATGGATCCGTATTGTTAGGGAAGGTCGGTTCTGGTAAATCCTTTACCGGCCTGTTTTATTATTTGAAGAATCATAGAGACTTACCATTGTATATTATCACAGTAGCTAAAAAGCGAAACGATAAAGAGTGGCATAGAGATATGGACGCTCTTGGTATAACAGGTGTGGTTGATTCTTGGAATAATATTACCAAATACACTGATGTTGAAAACGCATTCTTCTTATTTGACGAACAACGAGCAATCGGTTATGGTTCATGGGGTATGTCTTTTATTAAGATTGCCAGAAAGAATAAGTGGATAATGTTGACAGCAACGCCTGGTGATGTATGGATAGATTGGATGTGTTTATTTATAGCAAACGGATTTTACAAAAACAAATCTCAGTTTGTTGATATGCATGTTGAATACAATCCTTACTCAAAATTCCCACAGATCAAACGATATCACGGAGTAGACCGATTAGATAGGCTCCGTAGAAGTTTGGTAGTGGCCATGGAAGACTTTAGAAAAACTAAAGTTAACCGACTCACAATTAATACATCTTTTGACAAAGATTTATATTCTCAGGTAATGAAGTCAAGGTTTAACCCGTATACGGAAGAGCCTATTACCAGTGCTTCTGAATTTACACAAGTGCTACGAAGAATTGTTAATTCTTCAGACCGTAGAAAGCAAGCTGTTAAGAATGAAATTATGACAAGAGATAAAGTTATTGTGTTTTACAACTATATCTATGAGCTTGACATTTTGAAAGATATTTGTCGAGAATTAAATAGAGCGTATTATCAATACAACGGCAGTAAGCACGAAGCTATACCAAACAGTGACTCGTGGATATATTTAGTGCAGTACACCGCAGGAGCCGAGGCTTGGAATTGTATTACTACCGATACGATTTTGTTTTATTCATTAAATTACTCATACAGAGTAATGGACCAATCCGAAGGTCGGATAAATCGCGTGAATACCTCCTTTAATGATCTTTTTTACATTTATTTCAAAAGCCCGGCTTCAATTGATGACGCAATATCTAGGTCTATAAAATCTAAGAAAAAATTTAATGAAAGGAATTGGGTAACAGTCACATGTCCAAATTGGAACGAGACTTTCAAAGAGAACTAATCAAAGATATTAAAAGTCGTTTTCCTGACGCTATAGTCAAAAAGAATGACTCTAGCTATATTCAAGGAATCCCTGACTTGTCTGTAGACATTGGACCATATTCCTATCATTTAGAAGTTAAACGTAGTGGAACTGCCCCATACCGTCCTAATCAAGAATATTACTTAAACAAGTATAATTCAACCGGCGGTTGGGCTAGAACTATCTATCCTGCTAATAAGGAGGCTATATTGAATGAAATGGAACAAGCATCCAGAATTCGAAGGACATCATAGTTTCCTTAGTGCTAGTCAATGCCACTGGCTTAATTATGAGCCGGAAAAACTCGTAGAACGTTTTGAAAATGAGAAGGCAAAACAAAGAGGCACTGAACTTCACGAATTTGCTAGTTTATCTATTCATCACAGAATTAGATTAGAACCAGGCCATACACATCCGGCCGTTGCAAATTTTGTAAACGATGCTATTGGATATCGTATGGATAGTGAAGTTTTGTTATTCTATAGTCCTTATGCTTTTGGTACTGCTGATGCTATTCGTTATGATCCACCAACAAAAGATAATCCTCGTGGTTTTCTTAGGATTCATGATCTGAAGACTGGCAAAACAAAACCAAAAATGGAACAACTACTTGTGTATGCTGCTTATTTCTGTTTAGAGTATGGTGTGAAACCAGAACGAACAGATTTTGAATTACGCATATATCAAGGCAACAAAATAGACACATATATTCCGGAAGCGGAAGATGTATATGATGTCTATAACACAATCAAAGAATTCTCCGCAATTCTTGAAAGAAAACCAGAATAGAAAGGCATAGCATGGATCTGGAAGATTATTATTTAATGCATACAGGTACCCCACACCAAGGTAATGTTCCTCACAGTGGACGCTATGCTTGGGGTTCTGGTGAAAATTCATATCAGCGAGCAACATCTTGGTCAGACACAGTTGCGAAATATCGTAAAAATGGTCTAACCGATACTCAAATCGCTGCAAAACTTGGAATTACTACAACCGAATTTCGAGCTAGAAACACTATTTCTAAACAACAAATTCGATTGCACAATATTTCTAGAATTCAAGAACTAGCAGATAAAGGTCTAGGTTCGATCGAAATTTCTAGGCAAACTGGTATTCCTGAGTCAACCGTTCGTATGAATATGGATGCTTCGGTTAAACAAAAAGTTAATCGTATGGAGCAAGTTAAATCTGACTTGAAAGATTTAATTAAAGAAAATCCATATCTTGACGTTGGTCTTGGTGCTGCGCAAC